CGGCTCGCGGCGGCTCAGGCCGAGAAGGTCGAGCACGAAAACGCAGTGCGCCGCGGCCAACTGGCGCAGCGCGACGAGGTTGTGCGTTTCTGGACAGATTGCATCGCCAACGCGCGCGCGAAAGCGCTCGGGATGGCGGCCAAGCTCGGCCCGCAGTTGGTGAAAATTGGAGACGCTAACGTCATCGCAGCGGCCATCCGCGCCGAGGTCTACGCCTTCCTCGCCGAGCTCGCCGACTATGAGCCTGGCGGACGTGCGGGAGTGGTGGAGGGAGGCGCGGAAGACGTGGGCGCCGCCGCCGATCCTGACGGTGAGCGAGTGGGCGGATCGCGAGCGCCGGCTAAGCAGCGAAAGCAGCGCGGAGCCCGGCCAGTGGCGAACTGACCGCGCGCCGTACCAGCGCGGCATCATGGACGCGGTCGCTGACCCGTCCGTGAAGGAGGTCTGGGTCCAGAAGTCGGCACAGGTCGGCTGGACCGAGATACTCAACAACGTGATCGGGTTCCACGTGGATCAGGACCCGGCGCCGATGCTGCTCGTGCAGCCGACGCTCGAGATGGCCGAGGCCTGGGCGAAGGATCGCTTCGCGCCCATGCTGCGCGACACGCCCGCGCTGCACGGCAAGATCGCCGACCCGAAGGCGCGCGACAGCGGCAACACGCTGCTGCACAAGTCCTTCACGGGCGGCCGGCTGACCGTGGCGGGCGCGAATTCGCCGGCGGGCCTGGCCTCCCGGCCGATCCGCATCGTGCTGTTCGACGAGGTCGACCGTTTCCCGACCAGCGCCGGGACGGAGGGCGACCCGATCAGCCTGGGCATCAAGCGCACGCGGACATTCTGGAATCGCAAGGTGCTGGCAGGCTCGACACCGACCGTCAAGGGATCGAGCCGGATCGAGGTCGGCTTCGAGCAGTCGGACCAGCGCTATTACTTCGTGCCGTGCACGCACTGCGGGGAGTTTCAGCGCCTGGTCTGGTCGCAGGTGCGATGGCCGGATGGCGAGCCGCACCGGGCGGCCTACGTCTGCCAGCACTGCGGCGTCGAACTGACCGACCAGGACAAGCCCGCGATGCTGGCGGGCGGCGAGTGGCGCTCGTCGAAGCCGTTCAACGGCACGGCCGGCTTTCACGTCTCGGAGCTCTACAGCCCGTGGAGCTCGTGGGCCGACATGGCCGAGGGATTCCTGAAGGCGAAGCGCCTGCCAGAGACCTTGCAGACCTGGGTTAACACGTCGCTCGGCGAGACCTGGGAGGACGCCGGCGAGAAGCTCGAGCCGGCGGGCCTGATGAGCCGGCGCGAGAGCTACACGGCCGACAGCCTGCCGCCGGGCGTGCTGCTGCTGACGCTCGGGACCGACGTGCAGGACGATCGGCTTGAATGCACGGTCTGGGGCTGGGGCGCGGACGAGGAGGCCTGGCGCGTCGAGCACCTGGTCCTTCGTGGCGATCCGGGCGGTCAGGCGCTGTGGAAGGAGCACGACGAGCTCCTGCGGCGCCGCTGGCGGACCGACGACGGCCGCGAGCTCGTGATCGAGGCGACCGGCGTCGATTCAGGCGGCCACTACACCGAGCAGGTGTATCGCTACTGCGCGGCGCGCAAGCGCTTTCGCGTCTGGGCGGTGAAGGGCGTCGGCGGCCAGGGGCGACTTGCCTGGCCGAAGAAGGCGAGCAAGGCGAAGGTCGGCCACGTGTACCCGGTCGGCGTGGACACGGCGAAGGACGTGATCTACCAGCGGCTGCGGCGCGTGATCGAGCCCGGGCCCGGATACGTTCACTTTGACGCCACCACGGACGAGGCGTGGCTCGAGCAGCTCACCAGCGAGACGGTCGTGCACCGCATCTCGCAGGGCCGCAAGGTCCGCGTCTGGCGGCCTCGCCAGACCGGCATCCGGCAGGAAGCGCTCGACTGCACGGTCTACGCCTGGTGCGCGCTGCAGGGACGTGGAGGCGCGGAGCTGCTGCGCCGACGGGCGGCCCGCGCTGAACCGCACGAGGCGCCCGCTGCGCCGGAACCGCCGCCGCCGGCGGACCAGGCGCCAACCGATTTCAGGCGACCCCAACGTCCGGCACCCGTGAGGCGCCGCGGTGGCTGGGTCCGCAACTGGTGAGGACATGACGACTCCGACGCAAGTACCCGCTGAACTGATCGCCGGCGATACGTGGGATTGGACCCGTGCGCTCGCGGACTACCCGGCGGGGACGTGGTCGGCCGTCTACTACTTCGAAAAGGCCGACGCCAGCTTCAGCGTCTCGTGCACGCCGTCCGGCATGACGCACGTCGCGACGGTGGCGGCCGGAACGTCAGCCGGGTATCGCCCGGGTCGCTATCGGTGGCGGCTGCTCGTGACGAGCGGTGCCACGCGCAAGACGGCCGAGGAGGGCTGGCTCGAGGTGCTGCCGGACCCGGCGGCGGCCGGCAATGTCGACCACCGATCGACGGCGCGGATCATGCTCGACAACGTCGAGGCGTACCTGCGCGACCCGACGAACCTGCAGGCCGCGAACTTCGCGCTCGGCGGGCGTTCGCTGGTGAAGTGGAACCGCGGCGACCTGCTGGTCGAACGCGACAAGCTGATCGCCGAGGTCCGCGCCGAGGATGCGGCGGACCGCACGGCGCAGGGTCTCGGCAATCCCAGGCGCCTGTATGTGAGGTTCGACCGTGGCTAATCTCTGGCAGACGTTCCTGCAGCGGGTCGGGCTGAAGCCGAAGACCGCCGTCCGCATGTACGCCGGCGCTCGGCCGTCGCGCCTGGCGATGGGGTTCGGCACCTCGACGACCAGCGCCAACAGCGAACTTCACGGCAGCCTGACGACGCTCCGCAACCGCTCGCGGCAGCTGATCCGCGACTCGGCCTATGCGAAGCGCGCGAAGCACGTCATCGTCAACAACGTGATCGGCACCGGCATCGGCCTGCAGGCCGAGGTCCGCGGCACGCGCGACACGCTGCGCGAGTCTGTCAACGAGTCGATCGAGGCCGCCTGGCGGGAGTGGTGCCGCGCCGAAATGTGCCACACCGGCGGCCAGCTCCATTTCGCCGACCTCGAGCGCCAGGCGCTCGGCCAGGTGTTCGACGCGGGCGAGGTGTTCATCCGCCTGCACTTCAGCAAGTTCGGCGACTCGTCCGTTCCGCTGGCGCTCGAGCTGATCGAGGCCGAGCGGATCGCCGACGACGTCGCAAGCGACACCGGCCCCCGGGCGGGCGTTCGGGTCGTGCAAGGCATCGAGCTCGATGCGTTCTATCGGCCCGTGACCTACCTGATCCACCGTCGGCACCCTGGCGAGCATCGGTTCACGGATCGCGAGCCGGACGTAGTGGAGCGCGTGCCGGCGTCCGAGATCATTCACTTGCGGCTGATCGACCGCTGGCCGCAGGTCCGTGGTGAGCCGTGGATGCATGCCGTCATCCGCAAGCTCGCGGACATTGATGGCTACACCGAGGCCGAGATCGTGGCGGCCAGGGCGGCCAGCATGTACTTCGGCACGATCGAGTCGAGCGAGGACACGGCGGCGCTAGGCGAGGAGCAGGAGGACGGCACGTATCAGCTCCCGCTCGAGCCCGGCATGGTGGAGAAGCTGGCGCCCGGCGAGAAGCTCAACTTCGTCAACCCGAACCGCCCGAACTCGGCGCTCGATCCGTTCCTGCGCTACATGCTGCGCGAGATGGCGGCCGGCTGCGGCACGAGCTACGAGAGCCTGAGCCGGGACTACAGCCAGTCGAACTACTCGAGCTCGCGCCTCGCCCTGGTCGAAGATCGCGAGGCGTGGCGGGCCCTCCAGCTGTGGTTCATTCGCAGCTTCCGCGAGCGGCTGCATCGGGTATGGCTGCAGCAGGCCGTCCTGGCGAAGGCGATCGACGGCGTGCCCCTCGCCGAGTACGCGACGAGCCCGAAGAAGTTCGAGGCCGCGAGTTTCAAGCCGCGCGGCTGGAGCTGGGTCGACCCGACGAAGGAGGTCAAGGCCTACAAGGAAGCGGTGATGGCCGGCTTCACGACCGTGGCGGACGTGATCGCGGAGACCGGCGGCGGTCGCGACATCGGCACCGTTCTGCAGCAGCGCCGGCGCGAGCTCGACGAGATGGACGAGCTCGATCTCACCTTCGACACGTCGCCGGAAAACTACGAGAAGCCCGAGCCGGCCGCCGCGGCGGCGCCGCCGGAGCCGAAGGCCGCCGACCCAGAAGACGACCCAGAAGACGAGCCGGCGGCGCAGCGCGTCGTCGCCCTGCGGAGGTAACCAATGACCGAGAAGCGAAAGATCCCGCTGCAGCTGCGGGAGGCCGAGGTGTGCGCGTTCGAAACGCGCGCCGCCGACGCCGAGGGGCCGCCGAAGCTGTCCTTCGCACTGTCGAGCGAGGCGCCTGTCGAGCGCTTCTTCGGCACCGAGATCCTCTCGCACGACGCCGGCGCGGTCCGCATGGAGCGGATCACGAAGCGCGCCATGCCGCTCCTGTTCAACCACAACTGGGACGACCCGGTCGGCATGGTGGACGCGGGCGAGCTGCGCGACGGCCGCCTGGTCGTCGAGGCGCATCTCTTCGACACCGCGCGCAGCCGGGAGGTGGCCGCGATGCTGGCCGGCGGGCTGCGCAACGTCTCGGTCGGCTACCGCATTCACGACGCCGAGGAGGACCGCAAAAGCGGTGAATTCCGCGTCACCGACTGGGAGCCATACGAGGCCTCCATCGTCACCATTCCCGCGGACCCGACGGTCGGCATCGGCCGCTCGGGCGAGCAAGAGTTCGAAGTGTCAATTCGTTCCATCACGGCGAAACCCGCCGCAACTACAGGAGTCACAATCGTGACCAATGCCGAAACCGCCGCGGCGGGCGCAAGCGCCGAGACCATCAACGTGACCGATTTCGAGACGAAGCGGAAGCAGGCCATCGTCGATCTCGCGAAGGCGAACAGGCTCGACGAGCGCTATACGCGGCACTGGATCGAGTCGGGCGCCAGCCTCGAGCAGGTCGCGACCGACCTGCTGAAGGTCATTGAGGAGCGCGGCAAGAATGCGCCGGCCTCCGAGGTCAATATCGGCCTCTCGGCGACCGAGGTGCGCAAGTATTCGCTGATGCGCGCGATCCGCGCGGGCGCGAACAAGGACTGGCGCAATGCGGGCCTCGAGCTCGAGGCGCACAAGGCCATCATGCAGCGCACCGGCAAGACGCCGCAGGCCGAGGGAAGCTTCTTCGTGCCCTACGAGGTGCAGACGCGCGACCTCTCGGCGGCCACGGCCTCGGCCGGCGGCTACCTGGTCGGCACCAGCAACCAGTCGTTCATCGAACTGCTGCGCAACCAGTCCGTCGCCTTCGCGATGGGCGCGACGCGGCTCTCCGGCCTGGTCGGAAACGTCACCGTGCCGAAGCAGACGGGCGCCGCCACGGCGTACTGGCTCGCCGACGAGACCACGCAGATCACCGAAGGCAATCAGACCTTCGGCCAGATGAGCCTTGCGCCGAAGAACGTCGCCGCACTCACCGAGATCACCCACCAGCTGCTGCAGCAGAGCGATCCGTCGGTCGAGTCGCTGGTCACGTCGGACCTCGCGAAGATCGTCTCGCTCGCGGTCGACGTCGCGGCGATCCGCGGCTCGGGCGGCTCCGGCCAGCCGCAGGGCATCGTTGGAACGTCGGGCGTCGGCTCCGTGTCGGGCACCTCGCTCGCCGCGGCCGGCATCCTGGAATTCCAGTCGGACGTCGCGGCCAACAATGGCCTCGCCCCGGGCTGCGGCTACGTCACCACGCCGGCGGTCGCCGCGCTCCTGATGGCGCGGCCCGAACTGCCGAGCACGGGCACCGAGCGGCTTTGGAAGGGCAACTTGCTGAAGGGCTCGCTCTTCGACTTCCCGGCCATGTCCTCGGCGCAGATGTCCTCGGCGACGATGCTGTTCGGTCACTGGCCGAGCGTCATCATCGCCGAGTGGGGCACGCTCGAGCTGCAGGTCAATCCCTACAGCGACTTCACGCGCGGCTACATCGCCGTTCGCGCCTGGTATACCTGCGACATCGGTCTGCGGTATCCGGGCAGCTTCAGCTACGCCAGCTCGATCACCTGATCGGCTGAGCCGTGACGCTGAAGAGCGAAGGCTCTCCCCTGGTCGCCGGCTCGTCCGGCGGCCAGGCGGGCGCCGTGTCCGTTCAGGTCGTGCGGGCGTTCCTGGTCGCGGGCGAGCGCGTCGAGCCCGGCTCGATCGTCTCGCTGCCGCGATCCGTCGCCGCGCAGGTCATCCATAGCGGCCAGGCCATTCCGGCGCCCGACGTGGCGCCCGTCGTCGAAGAGACGCCGCCGGCCGAGCCGCCCGCATCCAAGAAGGTGAAATCCAATGCTCGGAAATGAAGCCGATGCCGCGAGCTCTACCCAAGCGCTCGCCGCTGCCTCCTACTCAGCCGGCGCCAACAATGGCGCCTGGGTCGACGTTCGCGCCAACGACGGCGACGTCCTGCTTTCGATCTGCGTCGGCGCCCGCACGGGCACCATCGCCTTCAAGGTGCAGGACGCCACCGACATCAGCGGCAC